TAATGAAAAATAAATTTATAAAAGCTCATTTAAAAGTTGCTCGTGTTTATGGAGAACTATCTTCCGCAACAAGATTAAAGGTTGGTTGTATCATTGTTAAAGATGATAGAATTATTTCTATTGGATATAATGGTATGCCTTCTGGAGGTTCTAATGTTTGTGAAGAAGATGGAAAAACAAAACCAGAAGTATTACATGCCGAAGCTAATGCTATTTTAAAATTAGCTAGATCAACTGAATCTGGTTTAAATTCATCTATGTTTACTACTTACGCACCTTGTATACATTGTGCTAAGTTAATACTACAATCTGGTATCAGTGAACTTTATTATGAAGAAGATTATAAAAATGATGATGGTATTGAGTTTTTAAAAGAGTATGGATATTTGCAAATAAAGATTGTTAAAGGAGCGTTATGATACTTTTAGATTTTTCAAATATAATTGTTGGTTCAATAATGGTGGCACATAAAGTACCGGATGAGGAACGATTTGGTGAAGATTTTATCCGCCATTTAGTATTGAATAGTGTTCGTTCTTATAGGAATAAGTATAAAGATAAGTATGGTGAAATTGTTATCTGTACTGATTTTCACGGTAGTTGGCGTAAAGAAGCTTTTCCATTCTATAAAGCCCATAGAAAAGTAGCTAGAGAAAAACAGAAACAAGAAAAGGGTATGGATTGGAGTGCCTTATTTGATACGATTAGTAAGATTATTGAAGAAATTGATACATTCTTTCCATATAAAGTGATACGAGTACCACATGCCGAGGGGGATGATGTAATTGCAGTACTTTCTAAGGCATTTAATGAGAAAAGCTTGATTGTATCAAGTGATAAAGACTTTTCTCAATTGTATAAATATAAATGGGTAAAGCAGTATTCCCCAATGAAACAGAAAATGCTCAATGGAATAGACCCTTATAAGTACTTAAAGGAACATATTATTCGTGGTGACAAGGGTGATGGTATTCCAAACATATTATCTGATGATGATTGTATTGTGAATGGTGTCCGTCAAAAGGCTATTTCAAAAAAGAAAATAGCTAATTGGTTAGTTGAAGACCCACATGATTTTCCTGATGATATGAAGCGAGGATGGATAAGAAATAAAATCTTAATTGATTTTGATTTGATTCCTGAAAAGATTTCTAATGCTATTTTAGATCAATATAATGAAGAAAAGAAATATCAGAATGGTCAGTTAATGAATTATTTTATTAAGAATAGATTGAAATATCTTATGGAAAATATGGGAGACTTTACAAGATGACAAAAAACATTTCAGAATTGTTTGAAGATTTTAAAGCATTAAAACATTGGAAAAAAAAGAAAGCATTTTTAGAAGAACATAAAGATAATACGACATTGAAGTTTTTATTGCAAGGAACTTTTGATCCAAATATTGTTTGGAATATTAATAAGATTCCAAAATATACACCAGATGATGGGCCTGATGGAGTAAATCCAGCAACTTTATTTACTACCATTCCAAAGTGTTCTATTTTTGTTAAAGGACATCCCAAGAGTGAAGGTGTTACTGAACAAAGATTAAGTGAGCTTTTAATTCAAGTATTGGAGTCTATGAATGAAAATGAAAGTGCTTTATATGTTGGTATGTTAAAAAAGAAACTTAAAATAAAAGGATTAACGGAAAAGTTAGTTTTAGGAGTATTTCCAGATTTATATAAAAAGGATTAATAAAATGGATGAATCATATTTAAAAACTGTTGTTAAGTATAAAGCGAAAGGCAAAAAGAGTGGTAAATCTTTTGATGCTATAGTAACAGAAGCATTTAAAGAAAAATATATTACTGTTGAAGTTGAAGGAATGACACCACTTGTTTTAAAATGGGATAGTTTTATGTATACGGGTGAATTTTTTGGTCATATTGTAACTTGTGACTTTAAAGTAGAAACAGATTTCACAACTGAAAAACCGGAACAGGGAACTCAACCGTCTGTTAAGGCGGAACGGAAAAAGAGTGGGAGACCAGAAAGTAAACGATAAAGGAGGAAGAGTGTGTATATTTCCAAAGATAACTATATTATTCAGGAAATACGAAAACAAACACAAGGAGAATTTAAACCATCAAAAAAATATGATCACAAGATGGTTCAATATATTAAATGAAGAAATATTTAATAACATTATTCATCCATTCCATGATATTGAAATAAAAAGAAAACAAGGCTGTCATGCAGAACATATTCCGTTTGAAGATGGCTATGGAACTATTTATGCGATGCTTTCAATAAATAAAAAATTTAACGATAAGAATGAATTTCTCTATACATTAGCACATGAAATGATACATCAATGGCAATGGATGCAATTAGGAAGAACAAGTCATGGTAATTCATTTTGGAAATGGAAAAATAAACTAGCACAATTTGAAATACCATTAGGAGAAAGTATCTAAAATGCCTATATATATTTTTCAGTGTAGTAAATGTCAAACAACATTTGAATCATTTGAAACAATTAACAATATGGACAAACCATTAAATGATCCTTGTCCGTCATGTTTAGAAAATGGTAATATGTTACGATTGGTTGGTTCACCTAACTTAGGTGACTCTTGTAAATTAGAAATGACAAAAGGTTTACCAAAACCAACTAAGGATTTTAACGAAAGACTTAGGCATGTTAAAAATAGTCATGCCGGGTCAACAATAGAGGTGAGGGATTAAAATGAAAAAAGCAGCTTTGATTTTTATATTATCGTACCTTATAATGGGAAGTTCTTTGTTAGTTACAGCTGGTTCTTTGACGCCTGATTATGATATGTTTAAAGGAAATGGTGGTTCTTCAACAAAACCAGAACCAAAACCAGAACAAATAAATCCATTGAGTGATATTATGCTTTATTGTAATACAAGAGATTTTATCAACAATATGGTGAATAATGATTATCATATGAATATAGCGGCAAAAGGTTCAGTAAATGGGGATCGACATAAAGAAATAATAGAAACACATTTATGGATGAATCCTTCCAATAACCAATGGGCGATTGTATTTGTATACAAAGAAATAGATAGAAGTTGTGTGATTGGTGGAAACAATATTAAATTATATAGCCCCAAATAGGAGCAAAAATATGTATAAAAAAGCTATAACTGCAATTATGACTATTACTCTTGCGTCATTTTTGTTTTATTCAACTCCAGTATTTGCAGATCATAATTATGTAACAACGACTATTTCAAAAGTTATGCCTGCTGTTGTAGAAGTATCAGCTGAATCATTTTCAAAAAATACTCAAATGGTACCACGACCATCACCACAGAATCCAGGCCCTGATGGTAATTTCAAGTTTCGTGATAGACCACAAGATCAATTACCACCTGGTAAAGGTATTGAACCACCACGAGGTGGATCGGGTTTTGTAATTAGTGCTGATGGATATGTAATTACAAATTTTCATGTTGTTGATAATGTTTCCGATGGCAAAGGAATGGCTTTTGTTACATTCAAAGATGGTTCTAGGTATGAAACAGATTTAATCAATTATGACAAAGCTTCTGATATTGCTTTATTGAAAATTAAATTGGGTGCATCTGAAGCTAAAAAGACTTTTAAATTTGTTTCATGGGGTGATATGCCAGAAGTTGGTGATAGGGTTATTGCTATTGGTTCACCTATGAGTCTATCATTTACTACAACTTTTGGAAATGTTTCTGCATTAGATAGAATAGTTCCATCAGCAGCACCATTCGTTCCATTTGTTCAGACAGATACTTCTATCAATCCGGGAAATTCAGGCGGGCCATTGTTTAATTTACACGGAGATGTAATTGGTATCAATACTATGATTATTACAGGTAGTGGTGGATCTTCATCAGGGAGTATAGGTCTTGGTTTTGCTATTGATGGTACTTATGCGAAAAATGTTATTGAACGACTAAAGACTGGTGAAAAGATTAAACGACCATTTGTTGGTATAATGTTTCGTAGAGTCAACAAAGAAGATATGAAAGATTATACTAGTGGTGAAGGGGCGTTTGTAACCGAGGTAGTCACTGATAGCCCAGCTGTTGGTATTTTAAAAGCTGGGGATATTATTTTGAAGGTTGATGGTGTAAAAGTTCTTATCAACAAACTTGCCGCTATCGTAGCTAAGAAAAAGATAAATGATAAAGTTGTATTTACTCTAATTCGTAATAAACAAATTATTGATATTGAGATGGTTTTAGGAGAAAAATAATATATGAAACACTTTAATCATGTGCATGATATTGATGATTTACAAGTTCCCACAAGACAATCAATAGATGGGAAAAGAGTATATGTAACACCAGATGGGAATCAATATCCTTCCATTACAACTATTCTTGGTAAACAACCGAAACCAAGTTTAGTTGAATGGAGGGAAAGAGTAGGTGATGAAGAAGCCAATAGAATAATGAAAGAGGCTGCTAAAATAGGAACTGAGGTACATGAATTATGTGAAAGATACTTATATAATAAAACTATAATATCTACAGATAGTGAATCAAGAAGGGTATTCAATCGTATGAGGTTTATTCTTGGTAATATTGATAATATAGTTGGTTTAGAAATTCCAGTATACAGTGATAAGTTAAGAGTTGCTGGGACAACTGATTGTGTTGCTGAATATAATGGTAAAATTTCTGTTATTGATTTTAAAACATCGTGTAAACCCAAACGTGAAGAATGGATTGAAGATTATTGGATTCAAGCCGCATTTTATGCTGCAGCGTTTTATGAAATGACTGGATGTGTTCCAGAGCAGTTAGTGATTATTATAGCAGTACGAAATAGTTTTGATGTTCAAGTATTCAAGAAATCTATTTTTGATTCAGATATCTATATTGATAAATTGGTTGATATAATGAAAAAAGATCCCATGGTGATTCAAATAAAATAGGAGAAGTAAAATGTCAGAAATTGACGAGTTTAACGCTGAAGGTTATGGTGAAAGTTTTGATTTTGGTTTCAATACTGTTGATGAAGTAGAAGTAACTGAATATGAAAAAGAAATTAAAAGTAGAGTAGCAGATCAAGGTGGTGCCATTCCATCTGGACTAGAAGAAAAAATTGATAAGTTAATTGCTATTCGTGAGGGTGATGATTCACAGATGGACATTCTTCAAAAGAAACATAAAGAAGATTTGTTGAAAGTAGAAAAGATGATTATGCCACTTCTATATAACTTGATGAAAAATCCTGAAGATGTTTATATCAAATGGCCCAACAGGAAAGAGATTATACAGAAACAAATTAATAAAATAGTAGTCATAACAAGAGGATAATAATATGGCATGGAACTATGTAAATGGTAGTACTATATGGAAATATGATGATACTGCTACGGCGTCTGATACATATTCAGGTGCATCTGGTACATATGCTGGTGGTATAAGGACTTTTACATTTGCCAATGGCAATACTCGAAAAACATATGTAAAATGTAGAACGGAAGCTGATCTTGTGGAACGCGGAGAACTTTCATGGGATTTTTATAATTAAAAAAGGGAGACTTTATTATGCACTATAAAAACTACATTAATGGCGAGTGGGTTGACAGTAAAAGTGGAGAAATATTTCTTGATGTTAATCCCGCACACCCTAAACAAGTAGTTGGTGAATTTCAAAATTCTGGACAAGCTGATATTAATAAAGCAGTAAAACACGCAAAACATGCTTTTCTGGATTGGAAAAATGTTCCTGCTCCAAAACGTGCAGATATCCTTTTTAAAGCCGCAGAGATCCTTGTAAGAGATAAAGAATGCATTGCCAAAGGAATGACTGTTGAGATGGGAAAAGTCATAGCAGAAACCCGTGGTGATGTTCAAGAGTGTATAGATATAGCTTATTATGCAGCTGGTGCTGGTAGACGATTGACCGGTGAAACAGTACCATCTGAAATGAAAAATAAATGGAGTATGAGTGCCAAATTACCTTATGGTGTAATTGGTATGATTACTCCATGGAATTTTCCAATAGCAATTCCCGCATGGAAAGCATTTCCCGCAATAGTTGCCGGTAATACAGTAGTTATTAAACCAGCTTCAGATACACCGTGGTCTGTTATTAGACTTGCTGAGGTATTTCATGAAGCAGGATTACCACCTGGTGTATTTAATGTTGTAACAGGCCCTGGTTCAACAACTGGTATGGCATTAGTTAAACATCCAGATGTAAAAGTTATTTCATTCACAGGTTCTTCAGCAACAGGTAGTTTAATTGCTAAAGAATGTTCTAAACTAGGAAAGAAATATTCACTTGAACTTGGTGGAAAAAATTCAATCACAGTAACAGAAAATGCAGACCTCGACCTTGCCGTTGAAGGAGTAATATTTGGTGCCTTTGGTACAACTGGACAGAGATGTACGGCTTGTAGTAGAGTAATTATTGATAAGAAAGTCAATGAAGTATTTACAGAAAAATTAATTAGGAGGACAGAATCATTGCGTATTGGTAATGGTTTAGAAGATGATACGGATGTAGGTCCTCTGATTAATAAGAAAGCAGTAGATAATGTAGAAAATTATGTAAATAGAGCCGTTGAACGTGGTGATGATTTACTAACGGGTGGTGCAGAAATTCATATGAATTCTGGTTATTTTTATGCTCCTACTATCTTTACTGGTATTAAACCAGATAACGAATTAGCCCAAGAAGAAATCTTTGGACCTGTTGTTGCCATAATTGAATACGAAACTTTTGATGAAATGATGGATATTGTAAATGGTACCAGATACGGATTGAGTGCCGCGATATATACTCAAGATGTAAATGAAAGTTTTAAATTTATGAAAGACACAGAAACTGGATTGGCCTATGTGAATACTTCATGTATTGGAGCAGAAGTAGGTCAAAACTTTGGTGGGATTAAAGATACAAGTCCTATCAGTAGTAGAGAAGCAGGAAGTCAGATGTTTGATGCAGTAACTTATGTAAAAAATATGGTAATTGATTTTTCTGGAAAGCTACAAAAAGCACAGATCGAATAATGCCTCTGTAGCTCAACTGGTAGAGCGCGACATTTGTAATGTCGATGTTGGGGGTTCAAGTCCTCTCGGAGGCTTAATTTTTAATGAAAGGTTTGTTATGAAATACACATATGATACTATCATGTTTTATTGTCCTATTTGTGAAAAAAGAAATAATGTTCAAGTGAGTCATAAAAATGCTGTTAATGATTATTTTCATCAAAAGAATATCCCAATACAATTAGCAATAGAAATAAAACCACAGACACAAGACTGCGTAGGTTGCAATAGACCACTACAACTCAATCTTGAGAATATTCCTGTTCGTCAATATAATCTTTCAGTGAAATTGGATTGTTCTAATCAAAGACTAGGGATGGAATCGTGGTATGAAGATGCTATCCCAAAAGCAATGGATGAATATGATCTATGATTAAATCATTTTTCTGTACTAAAAAATGGGGCTTGTGGGCGTGGGGTGGCCTGTTTATTCTGTTATCTTCATTATGGATACAAGTATCACTAACTGTAGCTATTAACGCATGGTATGGTGGCTTTTACGATTTAATGCAGAACTCAGCAACATACTTTGATAAGTCACAAGTTGGTATAGATTTATTCTATCAAAAACTCATATCAACTAATATTGAAGATAAATCATTTTTTATGTTAGCAATGCCGTATGTTATTATTGCTACCATTACAAATTGGTTTACAAGGGTATATGGTTTACGTTGGAGAGAAGCTATAACCTTTGACTACTTACCTAAGTGGAGAAATGTTACAGAAGATATTGAAGGTGCTTCACAGAGAATACAGGAAGATACTCATAAGTTTGCTGATATTATAGAAAGACTTGGATTACAGATTGTTCGTTCTATAATGACATTGATAGCATTTATACCTGTTTTATGGCAACTAAGTGCTAAAACAGATATTCCATTTATGGGTATGAAAGAAGGTTCATTAGTTTGGTTTGCATTAGTAGTTTCTATTGGTGGATTGATTATTACATGGTTCGTTGGTGCAAAGTTGCCGGGACTTGAATACAATAACCAGAAAGTTGAAGCTGCATTTAGAAAAGAATTAGTATTTGGTGAAGATGATAAAAACACTTATTCAAAACCAGAAACTATTTTAGAACTATTTACAGGAATTAAATTTAACTATCAGAGGCTCTTCAACCATTATGGCTATGTTGACATATGGATAAATAGCTATGATCAATTCATGGTTATAGTTCCCTATCTTTTGGTTGGGCCGGGACTTTTCACCA